TATCGATACTAATAATCTCAGTCAACTAGGATATATATGAAGAAGTTATGGGCATTGATAAGTCTAATTGCGACAGCAATCCTTTCAGGACTTGCATTGTCTAAATTTCTAAATTGGGCGGGGGAAAAAGAAATCTTTGATTTTGACCTAAATGAAGACATAGACGATGAATTCCCCAGTCTATAGATCTTTACAAATCTTCAGCTTAATACTTGTTGATGTATATGTCGTAATAGGTCTATTTTGGTAAATAAGGACATATCGGACAAGTTAGCGAAATATCTAGCCGAAGTTCGATATCAAGAAAATAATTATTTTGAAGCTAACAATCTTATGGCTAGGTCTTCGCTAGAATGGGTCTTAAAAGGTCTCAAGAGCCGATTAGAGGAATGTTTGAATGCAAGTTCAGGGGTATGTGACATATGGTACTTAGAATCGCATACAAGCTGTTTATTATTAATGAATCTAATATACGAATATAGTGGAGATCCCCTGTATGATGCTAAATTCTAAAATGGGTTCTTCTACCGCCGCCGCACTTCAATTTTTTCACTTTTGCACTTTCGCACTAAATGTCTGAATTGCCTTCTTCTTGTTTCTTCTTATTAATAATCTTGTGGGTGTTATCGCAATAAGGAAAATCTGCTGATTGACCACAAATACATTTCTTTTTGCAAAATGTTGTTTCAGGATAAACAGTATTGTTCCAAAGTTTAATCTCTTCTGGGTCCGACATCAAAGGGTGCTTGTCTGGGTTAAACAATTCATAAGTTCCTGGTGCGTGTTCTTTTTCCATACAGAAGTTTGAATAAGCAAATCTAATCCCACTAGTTATTTGCCTTACTCCGTGTTCCCAAGGGTGAGTGGCTCCATGTATTGCAATATCTCTAGGTCTAACATTTACCTGAAGGCAATCATCTGGGTCTCCTGGTCGATCCTTAACTGTGCCGTCTTTTTCTATGTTTGGGTAAAATATTTCTCCGCCTTCGTAATTTCCCAAATAAGCAACAATTCCATGGCTAAGTCTGCAGCATGTTGACCATCGGTCTAGCTGTGTTAAATCGTGTTCCATATTCATGCCAGGGCTATCTGCGTGTACAAACATTCCGTCATCTCCAGGACGCATAACATTTACAAAAAGCTGTGGGTGGATGTAATGTTCTGGATATATCAACATAGATATTCTGTCCCATATTGGCTTAAGCTCTGGCATCAGTGGTCCAGTTTTGTCCTTGTACCAGTCTATATACTGATCTTCAAAAATAAACGCATCTTTAGAGTCTTTGTATGACTCTTCATGCTCTTTCATAAGACGCAGTATAGTTTCGTTTTCTTCTTCTGTTATAAAGTTTCTATATACCCAGACCTGGTCTGCTATTTGCTCAACGTTTGGATTATCTGTAAACATTATTTTTTGCCAGCCATTCTTTTTAGTTTAGAAAATATTTTTAAAAAAAATAATTCAATTTTGATTTCCGACGTGGCTTCTTTAGACTCCTGGTTTTTATAAAAACTGCTGTTATACCTAGGATTCCTTGATGCTTGCGAAAAGTGGTCCCTTGCCATTATATAATTATTATACCACCAGAGATGTAAAAAACCCCCTTCGGAGGCGGATCCAAAAGGGGGCTTTACAATTGGGAGAATAATCTCAACCAACACTTTATTATAAGTTAATAAAGATTTAATGTCAAGGAATAATAATACCTTTTTCAACAAGAGTGTCGTACATGTTACCCATTTGCCATTCAAGGAACGGCTGGTTTTTAATTATTTGTTGTTCTACGTCTGCAATATCTGCTCCGCTAGATACGCCAGCAAATCGTGTGTCATTGTTTAATTTTTCAAGCATTAAAAGCACTACTTTTTCTTTTTCCATTTTATTCTTCCTCGTTTGGTTTAAATGATGGGGCTGGTCCAAGCAGATAGCCCTGGTTATGATATTCTACCATTTTTTGAGTATCTTCTCCACCGACAACTTTATTTGCCAATAGCGTCAATACGTCATATATTCTGTGAAGCATTATATAAGTTACCATAGGTAAATTATCCTCTAAATCAGAGGTTGATATATTATTGTCCTTCTGGTCTTCCTGCATCTAGCCAAAAAACCTCTCTACCCATTGCGTCTGTCACTTGAATTGGAGCAGACTCAGTTTCTAATTTACAAATACATTCTTCTTTACACATTTTTATCCACCTGAGCAACTATATTCTGATAAGTTGCTAGCCCTAATGCTTTTTTATACTCACAAGATAGGCAATATAAGTATACCTCATCTGAAATAGTCTGATTACAAAAAAGAATGGATTGGTCTACTGGGCATAAAAGCTTTTCAACCAATCCTTCTTCTGACATGGAGATGTAGGTTGATACGTATTGTATCCTCATCCCATCTCCTTTACTTTGTCGGAAATTTTAATAAAAATTCCTTAGCTCTTGGGGTCATACCCTTCCAAGCTGACCAATCAATACCGCCATTAGTCATATAGTACGTTATCTCTGCGTTTGTTACTGGGTCGAATAACTCTTTGTTACTCTGTAGATTAAATTTCTCAAGTCTTGTAGGACCAAGATTTCCAATCATGTTTATCTGAAACAGTCCGTAAGAACTGTCTCCTGTATTCCTATTCCCGTTATATGCAAGCGGTCTTCCATTAGATTCACGCTTTGCTATGGACCAAGCTTTTTTAAGGCCTACTCCTTCGAATCCTACAGTCTCAAGTAATAGTTTTAACTCTTTGTCTGTAAGCATCTCAGATGGTTTGTAAATTTCTTTACTAAAGCTATCTAAGACTTCTTGCTTTAATTGGGCTTCAGTTTTCACTAAAGGTGCTACTACAGTTAAAGCGCTAGATGATGGTTGTCCAGAAAACAAAAACAGTGTTGTCACTGCTATTATTGTCCAGTCACGAACTAAATCGCTAAACTGTTGCTTTATATTCTCCATTGGCATTTCCTCCTATAGAGATAACGAACTCTAAGAGTATCATTAAATACAAAGATCTGTCAAGTTAGTTGACCAAAACACTATCTCACATAATGATATTTTTAAAAATATTTTTAACCCCTAGACCATTAAATAAAAGTTTGATACACTAGGACTTCACTTAAAATTAGCACCGCAAGGCGGAGAAAAGGTCGTATAGTAAATGTCACAAACTATTGAAAATCCTTATGAAAACTTTATTGCTCTATCTAGATATGCAAAATGGGTAGAAACAGAAGGTCGTAGAGAAACATGGGGAGAAACAGTAGATAGATACTTTAACTTTATGACTAATCATTTAAAAACAAACTATAATTATATTCCAAATGAAAAGCTAGTTGCGGAATTAAAAGAGTTTGTTTTTGAACGAAATGTAATGCCATCTATGAGATCAGTAATGACTTCAGGTGCTGCTCTAGAAAGAGATAATGTGGCTGGATACAACTGTGCTTTTCTTCCAGTTGATTCTCCCCGCTCATTTGATGAAACAATGTATGTTCTTATGTGTGGAACTGGTGTCGGATTCTCAGTAGAATATAAATATATTAACAAGCTCCCGTCAGTCCCAGAGAAACTTGAAAAATCAGACACAGTAATTGTTGTTGAAGATTCAAAACAAGGTTGGGCAAAAGCTTATCGTGAATTGCTTGCTTTACTTTGGACTGGACATATTCCAGCTATTGATGTTTCTAAAGTTCGTCCCGCAGGCGCAAGATTAAAGACCATGGGTGGAAGGTCTTCAGGACCACAGCCGCTTATTAATCTATTTGATTTTACAATTGCAAAGTTTAAGAACGCTGCAGGAAGAAATTTAAAGCCAATTGAATGCCATGACATTATGTGCAAGATTGGTGAGGTTGTTGTAGTTGGAGGGGTTCGCAGATCAGCAATGATATCTCTTTCAAATATTAATGACATTGAAATGGCTCAAGCCAAATCAGGAAATTGGTGGGAGCAAAGCCCACAACGTGCTTTGTCAAACAATTCTGTTGCATATTCAAGAAAGCCACAGATGGAGCAATTTATTGCAGAATGGAAATCTTTATATGACTCAAAATCAGGAGAGCGAGGCATATACAATGTGGCCGCAGCTCAAGCCCAAGCATCAAAGTTTGGAAGAAGAGATCCAGATATACACTACGGAACTAACCCGTGTTCAGAAATTATTTTACGTCCTTATCAGTTTTGTAACCTTTCAGAAGTTGTATTACGTGAAAACGATACAAAGAAAGACATCCAGCGCAAAGTTGAGCTTGCAACAATTCTTGGGACTTGGCAATCAACCCTAACAGACTTTAAGTATCTTCGTAAAATTTGGAAAGACAACACAGAAGAAGAAAGACTTCTTGGAGTTTCATTGACTGGACAGTTTGGTCACAAATTTATGTCTGGCAAAGAAGATATAGTTATGCTTGAGTCATTTCTAATGACATTGCGTGAAAAAGCAAGAGAGATTAACAGAGAAGAATCTGGAAAAATTGGAATCCCAGAGTCAGCAGCTATTACATGCGTAAAACCTTCAGGAACGGTATCTCAATTAGTTGGAGTATCTTCAGGAATGCACCCATGGCATTCACCATATTACATTCGTACTGTTCGTGGCTCAAAAGGGGATCCAATTTCTACATTTTTAAAGGAAGTCGGCATCCCAGTAGAAGATGATGTAATGAAGCCAAACGAAACATATGTTTTTTCGTTTCCAGTAAAAGCACCAGAAGGCTCAATTGTTAGAAACGACTTAACTGCTATTCAGCACTTAGACATTTGGCTAGTTTATCAACGTGCATGGTGTGAGCACAAGCCATCTATTACTGTTTCTGTAAAAGAAGAAGAGTGGATGGAAGTTGGCGCTTGGGTATATAAGAATTTTGACGAGGTTTCTGGAATTTCTTTCCTTCCTCACTCAGACCACACATACAAGCAGGCGCCATATCAAGAGGTTTCAAAAGAAGAATATGAAAGCCTTTTGGGGAAAATGCCAAAGAGCATTAGATGGGAAGACCTTTCATTTTATGAGACAGAAGATGGAACTTCACCCTCTGCCACCCTTGCCTGTAGCTCAGACGGTAATTGCGAGCTTGTAGATATTTCAGCATAGTGGTAGAATTATAGTATTCGGCCAAGGCCGAAAATTCCAAGGGCAAATTGCCCACAAGGAGATAATAAAATGGCTAAATTTGCAAAAGCAGATTTAAATAAAGATGGAAAGGTAACTATGCAAGAACAGATACTAGCAGCATTAGCAAGCTACGGAAGAGCATTTCTTTCAGCAGCATTAGCGCTATATATGACAGGCAATACAAATCCTAGAGATTTATTGCTCGGCGGAGTTGCAGCAGTCGCACCCGTAATTTTAAAGGCATTAAATCCAAACGATAAGAATTTTGGATTTGTCAACAAAGCCTAAGTTGTAGTTGATTGGGAAGGTCCTTATGCTAAAATTGGCATAAGGGCTTTTCTAATTTAGGGGTAAATGTGGCAGCGCAAAAGAATTTTGAAGTTGATCAAAATACAACGTTTACGTTTGAGGTTCAATACCTAGACGAAGATCAAACACCCATTCAGCTTCATAACCACACAGCAAAACTTCAAGTTAGAGATACTCAAGGCGGAAAAAAGCTAGCGTTTACATTAACAGAACAAGACGGACTAACCATAAGTCCAGTAGAAGGCAAAATACAAATATCGATATCTGCAGATAGAACAAACAAAATGTTTTTCCCAAAATCTGCATACGATCTTGTGCTGGTTGATCCTAGTGTCAATAAGACAAGATTATTAGAAGGATATATGACATTAAATAGGGCGGTAACAGTATAATGGCAACAAGGTTAATAGTCACAGAAAACAACCCACTTGTTGTAGTAAGGTCTACTGGAGCCCCTGGAAGAACAATAATAAGTGGAGGCGGAAACCCAGACAACACATTGGGAGTGCCAGGAGACTTTTATTTTGATACAAACACAACAAGGTTTTGGGGTCCCAAAGCTGCAACAAATACCTGGAATATAAACAATAGCTTTATCCTGGATAAACAAATTTCTTTGACCTATCCATGGGAAATGGCACAAGTAACTGGCCCAGTCAATGGCATATATTCAGTTCGGATAAATCATAATCTTGGGTTCAACCCAAATGTAACCGTGAAGTCCAGCGCTGGAGACATATTAGAAACTGGAATAGACTATAATAGTATTAATCAAATAACACTGACTATGGCGCAACCGTTTTCAGGGACAGCATATCTGTCATAAAGGAGAAAGAAAATGGCAAAAAAGTTTTTAGTTAGCATTGATCTCAATAAGAATGAGCTCCTTAATGCTAGAATCCAAAATTTAGGGGCTGCCCCTTCATCACCAGTTGCTGGTCAAATTTACTTTGATACAGGAACACATGTACTTTATTTCTACAACGGAACAGAGTGGACACCAACATCTGGATCTACTGAAGTAATTCAAGATTTAATTGGTTCCTCTATTGCTGGCGGAGTTGGATTAACAGGAACTTACTCAGATTCATCAGGCGTAACAACATTAGATTTAGACGACACAGCAGTAACTGCTGGAACATATGGATCACAAACAAAGATACCTACATTTACAGTAGATCAGCAAGGTAGACTAACTGCTGCCAGCGAAGTAAATGTTGCAACTGATCTTTCAATAACTGGAGACACTGGAACTACCGCGATATCTCTTCTTACAGAAGGATTGGCTGTAAATGGCGGAGAAGGAATTGATGTTGCTGTAACAAACAACACGATTACAATTTCTGGGGAAGATGCATCTACAACAAATAAAGGTATTGCTTCTTTTGATGCAGCAGACTTTAATGTAAATGCAGGCGTAGTAACCGTAAAAGATATTAATTTAGATTCACAAACAACAGGCGACTATGTAGCAACTATTATTGGAACAGCAAACGAAGTTACTGTTTCTCCAAATAGTGGACACAATGCAGCCGTAACAGTAGGCTTGCCAGACAACGTAGAAATTACTGGTAACTTACAAGTTGGTGGAAACTTAAATGTTATTGGAACCGTTAACTCTGTAAACACAACACAGATTAATATTGAAGATAATAAGGTAAAACTAAATAGTAATTTTGCTGGCACCCCAACAACAGACGCAGGAATAACAGTAGAGCGTGGACTAGAGACAGACGTAGAAATTCTATGGAATGAAACATCTGATACATGGACATTAACTAATAATGGAACAGCCTACCATGCAATTGCTAGAAAGTATGCAGAAACACTTGGTGCATCTGCCACATCCTATACAATAACACACAACTTAGGCACAGCCGATGTAACAGTTCAAATATTTGAAGCGGCATCCCCATTTGCACAAGTCGAAGCTGATGTAAAAAGAACTAGCTCAAATACAGTAACAGTAGACTTTGCAATAGCCCCGTCAGCTGGAGAATATAAAGTAGTAGTTGTAGGATAATAAAATGTCCAGACAAATGAAGGTTGCACTTAATCTTCTTACTTCTATGGAGAACCCTGATATAGCCACAGTCGGAGATATTTATTTTAACGTAGTCAGTAAGAATTTAAGAATATATAATGGTATTGTCTGGGTAGAACTAACCCCTCCCAGTACAGATCCAACACCATTTTACATGCACACCCATACATTTGATGGAAATGTTCATACAATTGATGTTCAGAATAAGATTACATTTAAGGAAACAAATACTGCCGATTCTCCCAATCTAGTATTGCCGCTTGTAGTCGGATACGATGGACAAAGTCCTTCAATATCAAATCAAGGCGGAACATTTGAAAACCAAACATTGCTTGATGGCGGAAACCCAGAAGGCAGTGTTATAGAAGTACAAGACGAAATTCTAGAAGGAGGAAGTTCTGCAGACAACGATGGTATAATTGTTGATGCAGGAGGTTCATAAAATGGCATCATTAAGAATACAACTCAGAAGAGACACAGCAGCAAACTGGGTGTCCAACAACCCTATATTATTACCAGGTGAATTAGGCATCGAAACAGACAGCCTAAAGTTTAAAATTGGTAATGGGTCAAGATGGAATGCAACAACTTCCTATGCATTTAAAGCTGGAGAAGCCAATGGCCTAGCCACACTAAACTCTTCTGGAAAAATTCCTTCATCTCAGCTACCAGATTCAATATCAGTAGGAGGAGATTTCGCAGCAGCAATAGCAGCTTTAACTACAAACTCCATCACAGAAGGTTCAACAAATAAGTATTTTACAAATCAAAGAGCAATTGATGCAGTATCTGAAGCGATATCTTCTGCAATTGCAACTGAAACTACAAATAGAAACGCCGCTATTGCAACACAAGCATCTTCTACAACAGCAGCAATTGCAACAGCAAAAACACAAGCAATAGCTGCAGCATCTGACGATGCATCTGCAAAAGTAATTGCAGCCAAAGCAGACGCTGTTTCGTTGTCAGCTACATACACAAACTCCGCAATTGCAACAGAAGTAATAAATAGAAACTCTGCAATATCAACAGCAGTTTCTGGTTTGTCTTCTGGTGGTGGATCAACTGGTCCTACGGGCGCAACAGGTCCACAAGGTTTACCTGGAGCCACTGGCGCAACAGGTCCACAAGGTTTACCTGGAGCCACTGGCGCAACAGGTCCACAAGGTTTACCTGGAGCCACTGGCGCAACAGGTCCACAAGGTTTACCTGGAGCCACTGGAGCCACTGGCGCAACAGGTCCACAAGGTTTACCTGGAGATACTGGTCCTACGGGCGCAACAGGTCCACAAGGTTTACCTGGAGATACTGGTCCTACAGGAGCGCCTGGAACCGCAGCAACAATAACAGTTGGCTCTGTTACAACAGGAACACCTGGTTCATCTGTTTCTGTAACAAACTCAGGCACAACATCAGCAGCAATACTAAACTTTACAATTCCACAAGGAGCCACTGGCGCTACGGGCGCAACAGGATCTGGCGGTGGTTCAACTTTTTCTGGAAATACTGATGCAGTAGCAGAAGGCTCTACAAATCTTTACTTTACAAATGAAAGAGCTTCAGCTGCAAACAATACCAGATTTACAGACGTATATGTAAACATTAACGCCGCTACAGATGAAATAATGACATATGTAGGAAATAACTTTGTAACAATATCAAATCTAGACAATAGACTAGACGGATATGTAATGGAAGCGGATGCAGATTTAGCAGGAGGATATGCAAAAATTGGAGTTACTAGTGGAAAAATTCTTGACACAGTAATACCATCAACAATTGCAAGAACTTCAGACATTGCTTCCCAGATAGCTACAGTTGTAAATGGTGCACCAGCCACATTCGATACCCTTAAAGAAATTGCAGATTATATTGCTACAGATGAAACAGCAGGAACAGCATTAACAACATTAGTTGGAACTAAACTATCCTCAGCAACTGCCGCATCAACATATGCGCCACTTGCTTCTCCAACATTTACTGGAACAGTTTCTGGTGTTACTAAATCAATGGTGGGACTCGGAAACGTAGACAATACCACAGATGCACTAAAGCCAATTTCCACAGCCACCCAATCAGCATTAGATGCCAAGTTGGCAATATCAACTGCATCAACAACATACGCTACAAAAGCATCACCAGTATTTACTGGAACAGTAGATTTTTCTGGTGCTACGGTAACAGGAATTACAGCCTTACCACCACAAATTAACAACACTGGTAAATATTTAACTACAGATGGCACATCTGCTTCATGGGCAACATTAAACTTAACAAGCTATGCAACTAAAGCATCACCAGTATTTACTGGAACAGTAGATTTTTCTGGTGCTACAGTAACTGGACTGTCTACAACAATAGCAGACAGCTCTATAACTTCTGCAAAAATTGCAGACGGTACAATAGTAAACACAGATATAAGCGCATCAGCATCAATAGATAAAAGCAAAATTGCTGGAACAGCAGTTACTTTAGCTGATACAGCGACAGTTACAAATGTTATGCTTGCAAATAATTATGTTGGAATTAATGGACAACTAGTTTCTTTGGGATCAATAACAACAATTCCCGTTGGAGCAAAAACATTCTATAATAATACTGGCGTCCTACCAGCTTCTGGAATGGTTGCTGGAGATATTTATATTCAGGTTGGGTAAAGTTTTATGAAAATATATAACGGAACAACCTGGCAAGAATCTAAATCATTAAAAATACATAATGGGTCTACCGCCGTTGCGGCTATTAAAGGCTGGGTCTATGATGGTACATGGAAATTGGGTTATCCAAACTACCCGTCATCTTCAGGAATTACCCTTCTTTATTCTGGCACACTTTATCCAACAGTTGGAACAACATGGTCTGTTATGGGAAACTGGAAAACAGATCCAGCAGACGTACCAACCTCATACACTTATCAGTGGAAACGCGGAGCTACAAATATTTCAGGAGCAACATCTGCTACTTACACCACGGTTGCAGCGGACGTTGACTCAGTTTTAGGGGTAACAGTAGTTGCAACAAATGCAAGAGGAAGTACAACAATCAGCGGAAGTGCTGGATCAGCTACCCTTCCAACAGTATCTAGTCTTGTTGCTTATGACTCAACGCCAACCCCAACAGCTTCTATAAATTTATCAGTAAATGGACTTTCTTATTCAGGATCCTGGTCTTCAACAAATGCGACATCAGTTTCAATAGCAACAACAAACGGACAGATTTATCCAGACTCTACAGGACCTTCTGGAAATTATACTGGAACTGGAACAGCGAACCCAATTTCAGTATCAGCTACCCCCACAAACACAAATAAAAAAGTTTATATGAGTTGGTCTGCCGCACCTGGTGCGGCATCTTATGATGTTGTTAAATATGGAAATAACGTTACAACAACAGTAAACGTTCCTTCATCTCAAACAAACTATACTTGGGACATTGCAACTGGAAACGAGACAAATAGTTTTTCAATATACCCAAAGTCACCAGCGGGATTGCAAGGGTATGGAGCCAGTCAGAGCGTATCTGCTTCTAATAAAACTGGTGTACCAAGTAGTGCAAGCTCTAATTTATATGAGCCGTATCCCTCAGCCCCAACCAACGTATCTGGTTATGATAGCTCTAGCGCAGATAGCGGATCTTTTTCTTGGAACTCTTCTACTTCACCAATAGGCAGAACAATACTTTATCATTCTTATACAATAAATAAGAATGGATCGTTTTACGCTTCTGGCACTACTGCACAAGGTGTAACAAGCGTAGCAGTTCCCGCAACAGGATCTTTTACCATATCTGTAACTGGTTTTGATGGCATATGGACTTCAGCTGCAGGAACAGGTAGCGGAACATTTACTGTCAAAGCCCCAGGCACACCTTCTCCATCCACATCTTCAATAACACATAATTCTTTTAATATTAGCTGGAGCGCCATTCCAGGAGCAGACACTTATTCTGTAAAAATTGGAACTTCTTCTGGAGGAAGCAACATAGTAGACACAACTACATCTTATACCTCATATGCCGCTTCATCTTTATCTGAAAGCACTCCATATTATGTAACAGTTGCAGCATCTAAACCTGGTTATGGATATGGGCCTGGCGGCCCAGCTTCAGCAACTACTACAGCAAACCCAACAGTTACAATATATACCCCAACCCAACCAACATTTTATCGAAGCGGATCAACAATGAAATGGGGATTTGATAACCCAATATGGACTGGACCACTTGATCCAGTTGGAGTAGAATGGGAAATAAGAGCGTCTGCTTCTTCTGGAGGAACATTAATTACAGGCGGAAACACAAGAGACTATAACGACAGCTGGATTTCAACTAGTGGACTTCCTTCAATCTGGCATTATATTGTTGGAACTCATGCTGGGGACTTGACCGCTACAACATCAGCAAGATATTTAAGATTTAGACTATACGGATGGAATACTGTAACTTGGGCACTAGTTAACGGCCCATGGTCGGCTTTTGTTTAAGGAGAATGATATGATATTAAAAGAACATAAGCTATTTATTATAAACGGGCACCTAAAATCATTAGGGGCTCAAAAAATAATGCTAAACGATAAGATTACCTCTGAGTTAAATCAAGAGGAAATTGCTGAGATAAACTACAGTATACAAACAATAGATGAACAGATTCAGTCTATTGAGCTTGAAAAAATAAAAATAGAACAAGGAGAATAAAATGACAACATACACAGCCCTAACAAATGATGAAAAGGCAGCAATTGCTCAAGGAGAAGTAAGAAACTTAGAGTACCAGATGTATGCAGTTGAAGTAAAACTTATTGCAGAAAATGCAAAGTCTACTCCAGATGCAAATCTAGTTGCAGAGCTAAACGCATCTATGGCAGAAAAGCAAAGTCAAATTTCAGCGGTATTAGCGTAATTATAATTATATCTAGGATATAATAGGATAACACGCAACACCGCCAGGAGGATTTATAAATGGCAACGGCTTTTCCAACAAGTAAAGACAATCTAACTAATCCGTCAGGATCTGATGAATTAACTGGACATGCAGCGCAACACGCAAATGCTAATGATGCAATTGAAGCACTTGAAACAGCAGTTGGTGTAACTAACTCTACTGATTCAAACTCTCTTACATATAAAGTAAATGCCCTTTCCTCAGAACTAGTAGGCATCTCAAATACATCTGATGCAATAACAGAGCTTTTGGGTTTAGACGGAAACAACGATCTTGAAGTAAATGGAATTGAAAATGCTACTAACGTAGATTCATTTGCAAAGGCTTCATGGAGAACGGTTAACTATAAGGTACAGGTTAAAAAGGGTGTAGATGTATACACATCAGAAATCACAGCAATTCATGATGGAACAGACATATTAGTTTCAGAGTCTAACATAGTTTCAACAACAAGCAATACTTTATTTACTTATACTTTTGAAGAAAATTCAGGTATAATTAGTTTAAGAGTTATCCCTAATGGTGGATCTATTACTTTTAAGTATTATAGAACTGCAATTAAGGCATAAAAAAGCAATAAGAGGAGTCATATAAATGGCAACAGTAGTCAAAAATTTTAGAATTAAATCAGGCCTCATTGTTGAAGGTACAACAGGTACAATCAACGGCCAAAACATACTTACAGAAACAGGCGCAGATAGTTATATCCTCAATCTTGTTGGCGGAGCGACTCTTGTAAAATCAGTAGAAGCCACGCAGCTTGAAGTAAACGGAGCAGGAAAGCTATCCGTAAAGTCTGGCGTATTTGATGCAGCGGGAGCAGCAGCAGCTGCACAGACTGCAGCAGAAGCAACTGCATCAGCAGATGCATCAGCTAAGGCTAATGCCGCACAGTCAGCCGCAACCACAGCAGCAGCAACAGATGCAACAACTAAGGTAGCAGCAGAAGCAGCACTTAGAGTATCAGGCGATGCAGCTTCAGTTTCAACCGCAGCCGCAGATGCAACAACTAAAGCTGACGCCGCACAGGCAGCAGCTATTTCTGCAGCCGCTGCAGATGCAACAACTAAGGCTAACGCCGCAAAGAGTGGTGCAGAAGCAACAGCAGCCGCAGACGCTACTTCAAAGGCTAACGCCGCACAGTCAGCCGCTATCGCAGCAGCAGCAACAGATGCAACAACTAAGGCTAACGCAGCGCAAGCAGCCGCAGAAGCAACAGCAGCATCTGCCCTTTCATCTGCAATATCAACAGAAGTTTCAAATCGTAACACAGCAATTTCAACTGCAGTGGATTCATTAGTAGATGGTGCACCAGCGCTTCTTAATACATTAAATGAATTAGCAGCAGCAATTAATGATGATGCAAACTACACAACAACTATTACAACCGCTCTTGGAACAAAAGCTAATTCAGCAGATGTCACAACAGCAATATCAACTGCAGCATCAAACGCAGCAACAGATGCAACAACTAAGGCTAACGCAGCGCAAGCAGCCGCAGAAGCTACAGCAGCCGCAGACGCTACTTCAAAGGCTAACGCCGCTAAATCAGCAGCAGAAGCTACAGCAGCCGCAGACGCTACTTCAAAGGCTAATGCCGCACAGTCAGCCGCAGAAGCTACAGCAGCCGCAGACGCTACTTCAAAGGCTAACGCCGCAAAGAGTGGTGCAGAAGCAACAGCAGCCGCAGACGCTACTTCAAAGGCTAATGCCGCACAGTCAGCCGCAGAAGCAACCGCAGCAGCAGCTCTTGGTTTGGTTAAGGACGGAACTACAAAGTTTACAGCAGTAAACGTAAACGACCTAGTTTCACAAAGAGCAGTACAAGCAACATTAGCTTCAATATCAACAGGATCTTCTGTGATGTCATGGGCTAAAACAGATTATCCAACAGCTAAGCTATGGGTTAAGTTTGCAACAGCAACTCACTCACAGATTTCAGAAATTCTATTAACCACAGACTCATCAAACAATATAGCAATTACAGACTTTGCTGAGACTGGCACAAACGGTTCTCTTGGAACAATTAGTGCATCATACTTGGGTGGAAACATCGGAGTAGAAGTAAATACTGTTTATGCAAATACAACAGTAACAGTAGTAGCAACACTAATTAAATAATTTAATAAAAGGTATGGGGTCCTTTCAAAACCCCACCAAATAACAATTAGGGGATATGTGAACTTAAATGGCAACAGTAAATAAGAATTTTAGAGTAAAGAATGGATTGAATGTGGCTGGTACAGCTACGTTTGATTCTAACATTGTATTAGGCACCGCCCCGATAGCATTTGATCAAACAACAGGGAGACTACAGATCCAAATTAATGGAGACTGGGTCTCTTTAGCACATACAACAGATGTAGTAGATACATCTGGAGCAATTAGCTTTATGGATATTGGATTGGCCATTGATTATAACGGTCAACCAGTCTATACAGTACAAGCAAACGGGGTTGTAACAACAGCGACTAAATTCGCTGACGGAGGAACCCCAGGAACAACATCGTTTGACCTAGCATTTGATTCCAGTACAATTAGCGCATAATTATAATGGTACAAATGGTATACTTTACAAATAATATAAAACAAGGGGTGGCATAATGTCAACAGTAAGAATTCAAGTAAGAAGAGGAACCGCAGCAGACTGGACCTCAGTTAACCCAATACTAGCAGCAGGAGAAATGGGTTACGAATCAGATACAAACAAGTTTAAATTTGGTAACGGCACAGGAGCATGGAGCACACTTTCATACGGCGCTTCAGATACACCTGGCGTTACAGAAATTGCACAAGATGCAATCAACGCAGCACTTGCGGTTGGAACAGGTCTTACAAAGACATATAACGACGGCGCCAACACAATAACAATTGCACTTGAAGATACAGTATGGGCAAACAGAGCCTACGTAGATGCAGCAGTTGCAAGCCTAGGTAATACAGCAGATGCAACATATGTTCCAGAATCAGATAAGGGACTTGCTTTTGGAGTTGCATCACTTGATTCAGCTGCTAAGGTTCCTACAGCTCAAATAAGCGATTCTTCAGTAAGAGGAAAGCTAAGCGTCTCTGGCGACGGTATCAACTACAGCTCATCAACTGGTGTAATATCACTAGACCTAACAGATTCAGCAACAGCAGTTGCAAGTAAAGGTTATGTTAACACACAGGTTTCAAATATTGTAAATGGTGCACCTGGTGTACTAGACACATTGCTAGAGCTTTCAAATGCCCTAGGTTCAGATGCAAACTTTTCAACAACTGTTACAAACAGCCTTGCAACCAAGGCTACAATTGCTTCGCCAACATTTACTGGAACAGTAACAATCCCAGCAGGAGCAGTAATTTCTGGATACGATTTACAGGCCGACCGCGAGTCAGCAATAACTGGAGCAACTACAGCAGCAGCAGCAGATGCTACAACTAAGGTAGCAGCAGAAGCAGCACTTAGAGTATCAGGCGATGCAGCTAACGCAGCAGCGATTGCAGCAGCAGAAACAGCAGCAGCAGCAGATGCAACTGCAAAGGCTAACGCAGCACAGACCGCAGCAGCCGCAGATGCTTCAACTAAGGCTAACGCAGCACAGACCGCAGCAGCAACAGATGCAACAACTAAGGCTAACGCAGCGCAAGCAGCCGCAGAAGCTACAGCAGCCGCAGATGCTTCAGCTAAAGCTAACACAGCACAAGATTTAGCAGCCACAGATGCAACAACTAAGGCTAACGCAGCACAGGCAGCAGCGATCTCAGCAGCAGCAGCAGATGCAAGCACAAAGGCTAATGACGCACAGGCAGCAGCTATCTCAGCCGCAGCAGCAGATGCAACAGGCAAATCAAATGGAGCTGTAGCAACGGCAGCAGCAGATGCAACTGCAAAGGCTAACGCAGCACAGGCAGCAGCGATCTCAGCAGCAGCCACAGCAGCAGAAACCGCTCTTTCAACACACAGTGCAGATACTACAGATGTTCATGGAATTGCAGACACATCACTTCTTGCAACAAAGTCTTATGCAGACACTGCAGAAGCAGATGCAATTACTGCAGCAGGAACAGCAGCAGACTCTAAGGTTGCAGCAGCAGTAGCAGCACTTACAAAGTCTTCAGTAGGACTTGCAAATGTTGACAATACTTCAGATGCATCAAAGCCAGTGTCAACAGCACAGGCTACAGCAATCGCAACTGCTAAGTCAGAGGCAATTGCAGATGCAACAGCTCAGGTAAATGCAGTAATTGCATCAGCACCAGCAGCACTCAACACACTTGACGAGCTTGCCGCAGCACTTGGTGATGACGCAAACTTTGCATCAACAGTCACTACATCACTTGGTTTAAAAGCACCACTTGCTTCACCAACATTTACTGGTACAGTAACAGTTGCAGCATCTGGAATAGCATTTACAGACGGCACACAAACCAAAGAAGGTGTTCCATCACGTACACCAATTATTCAAAAAACAGCAGAGTACGCACTTTCAGCACTTACTGAAAGAGATTCTTTAATTGAAGTTTCCCATACAGGTGTCACTGCAGTTAAAGTTTTAATCCCAACAGATGCTACACTTAACTATCCAATCGGAACATCTATTGACGTTCTTAGAACAAATACTGGCCCTGTAACAATTGAAGCAGTTGCACCAGGAACAACAACAGTAAATGCAACTCCTGGATTAAAGCTTCGTGCACAGTGGTCATCAGTAACATTAATAAAGAGAGCAGCAAATACTTGGGTAGTTGTTGGCGATCTGTCAGCTTAATTAGATAAAAAATAATAGGAGATAAAAAATGGCAAATAAGAAAATCGGTATTAAGTCTTCAGCACAGGACAACTTCCTGGAGCCAAAGGCCGTTACTGGATTTACTGCCACTGGTGTTAACGGAGGGGCGTTCAATAACGGTTCAGCGAACTTAGCTTGGACGCTTCCATCCGATTCACCAGCAGCAACACTATATACAATAGTGTCAAGTCCAGCAACAACAACACAAACATCAACTTCTACTACAAAGTCCTTTACAGGCCTCGCTGGTGGAGTATCATACACATTTACAATAACTCCATCTAATGCAGTTGGCAACGGTCCTACCACTACTTCAAATGCTACAACACCTACTACCGTCCCAGACCAAGTTGGTCTTGTTTCAGCATCATCATCAACAGCAGGAACAGACGTAGTATCTTGGCCAGCCCCAGCAAATGGTGGATCAGCAATTGATTTGTATTACTGGGCATCATCCGATGGAAAGCAAGGAAACACAGCAGCTACATCAGTATCAGTAGCCCAAGAGCAAGGAACAGCACAAACTTATACAGTTTATGCACATAATGCTAACGGAAATGGTGTCACATCAGGTGCCTCCGCTTCAGTTACAACCTTCTTCTCACCACCGTCATTCTTCTCACCCCCAGGGTTCTTCTCACCTCCAGGGTTCTTCGCACCTCCAGGGTTCTTCGCACCTCCAGGGTTCTTCGCACCTCCAGGGTTCTTCGCACCTCCAGGGTTCTTCGCACCCCCAGGGTTCTTTGCACCTCCAGGGTTCTTCGCACCCCCAGGGTTCTTTGGTCCCCCAGGGTTCTTCTCACCTCCAGGGTTCTTCTCACCTCCAGGGTTCTTCGCACCTCCAGGGTTCTTTGGTCCTCC